ATCGCACCTGCAATCTTAATAGGTGCTGCAGCAATCGCAGTATTGGGTGCAGCATTAATTCCAGCAGGTATTGCTTTTGGAATGTTTTCGGATATTGATTGGAAGGGTGTTGGAATTGGCATTGGTGTATTAACTACACTTGGTGTGGCTGCAGCTGGATTATCATTAATATCACCAGCAATATTTGTTGGCGCGCTAGCTATCGCAGCATTGGGTGCAGCAATGATTCCAGCAGCATATGCTTTTGATTTATTCTCTAGATCACTTGAAGGCATTAGTACACTTATGCCTATCCTTCAAGAATTTGTGGGAACTGTAATTGAAGGTCTAATCGGATTAAGCTCAGGAGGGCCAGGATTACTTATTGCTGGCGCAGGTATCTTAGCGGTAACTGCCGCATTAATAGCCTTTGGTGCTAGTTCAGCTATTGCTGGATTACTAAGTTTCTTTGGTGGTGATCCAATCGAGAAATTTCTGGAATTAGCAGACAAAGCAACTGGTTTAAGTGCTGCAGCTAAAGCAATTGATACTATCGCATCAGCTCTAAAAAAACTTGATTCAGATAAAGTAGATGATGTTGGTGACGCACTTAAGGGTGTTGTAAAACAATTAAAAAATCTTTCAAAATTAGACTTAGGCCAAGCTGCTGAATTATTTAGTTTCTTTGGTGGTGCAAGTATTGGTAGCGGTAGTGTACGTACACCTTCAGTCGGCGGCGTTTATGAAGAGAAGACTGAAAAGGAGGCAATGTCTGCTGCTAGAGAAAGTGGATTATATAACCTAGATAAATTAGGAAATTCAGAGATTGATAGAGACAAGGTTAAAGGTGCTTCAAAGGCTCAGTTGAGAGCCATTGTCAATCATGATGATTTGTCTGATGAAGATATGGAGTTTGTTCAGGCTGCTTTAGCTAAAAAGAGAGCACCAGCTGCTGCACCAAAACCACAGCTTGCTGTATCAGCAATGGGAGGCACGGATCAAGAGGGTCTTAGACAACTTCGGACAGAAGGAGCCGAAGCATTTAATGCAAGAGCTGATGATAGAAACGCTGCTAAAAAGCCACAACCTACTGCATTAGCAATGGGAGGCACATCCACTAAAGCTCAGGGGATATATTCCCAGATTGAAGGCGCTAGTTCAACAGCTGCAGGAAATATGATGTCTGGTGAAGGGCTTAATAGACAAATTGAGCAGAACCTTGTTCGAGCACTGTCAAGGTCAGATAGTTCTACAAGTGCACGCTTTGGCAAAAAGCGCCTAGATGGTCTGAAAGCACAAGCTGAATCAGGTGAAATATCTCCAGAAAAACTTGAGAATATTATAGCGAACCTATTAATTACCGCTACTGAAAAGTCAGGCAAAACATCTAAAGGTGATATTACTGATTTGCGCGCAATTCATAAAGAAAATGTGCTTAATGGTAGACAGCTTGCGGTTGAAACAAATAACGTTTCATCAGGCGCCGAAATGTTAAGTCAATCAACACACATTGCAAACATGAAAGCCAATCAATCTAAACAAATTGAAGAAACAACTACCGCGGTAGTTGATAACTCAAGTAGGAGTAGCATTAATAATACAACTATTAATGAAGCACCGAAGCACATTGATAGAACGTTTCAAGTGTTTGCATACGCTTAAGTTGGAATATAGATACTAAAAAGGGTGGTGACCTCAGCCACCACCCTTACGATAAGGACGCCTCTATCTATATTTTACTAACTAGCGGCTAACTTTGCGAAGTAAGACAACGTGTCTTCTTCATTCTCATCGCCACCTTCTTTTACAAGAGCTGGTTTGGGTGTATCAGCTGACGGCGCTGGCGCATCAATTTGAGGCGCGCGGGTCGTGTTTAGTTCATCGACGGTATCGGCTGAAAACGTATCAGCGATCTCCTCTTCACCAAGAACATCATAGAGCTTTTTCTTTAGATCTCCATAGCTCTTATAGTTCTCAGGGTCAATGAATTCTTGTAATTTATATACCTTTTTGTATATTTCTTCTAGTTGTGTATCGTCTCCATCAAATAGTTCAGATGGAGCGTCAAACTCAGACTTATCATAATTACGATAGCCTTCAACATTACGAATCTTTAGCTTGAAGTTTGCACCACCCCAAAAATCGAATGGATTAACTGGCTTTTCATCTTCAAACTGGGGCTGCATGACGTCCATGATCTTATCAAAGAGCTTCTTGCCATACTTATAAAGGAATACCTTACCTTCATTTTCAGGATTAGCAGAGTCAGAAATAACAAGAATGTTTGATGCGTGATGAAGACGGCGCTTACGTTCACGTGCAACTTCCTTATCAGATTCAATTCCACTATTCCACAGTTGTGTATTCATTTCACTCACTGGATCATTTTGACCAATAGAAGTGAGAGATCTTTCGATATACCACTTACCTGTTGGTCCTTTGAATCCGTGATCCCAATAGCGCACCCAAGGGATTTCTTCACCTTCGGCTGCCGGCAAGAAGCGGATAACAGCGTATCCATTTCCAGCTTTATCTACGGTGGGCGCCCAAAAGCGATCGTCACCATATGTTTTCTTTTCTGAGGTTGCTGCTGTAGCTTGTACAAGCTTTTGAATTGCTGCTTCTCGACTTTGTTTTAGTTTTGCGAATGACATATTATTGTTTTTTTTGTATTTTTGTATTTTATTGTATTGCGGTGTATTTAACTACTATAACATAAATCAGACGGATGTAAAGGATTTAATAATCGTTTGTCGCATTTTCTCTATGTTAATGTCAGTTAAGCTTGATTTGTATTTCATTGCCAAAATTGCACGCTCCTTCTTCATTTTTAAAGGATCATTCAATTTAGGTAATAAAGGTTTTATGAAGTTTACTAGACTATCTATAATAGAAACAGTTTCAATACTAATGCTTTCTCTGCAGAGCGCATCAATAAGTAAATTGTTTCCATCTGTACATTTACACATTTCGTTAAAATCTGTAAATTGACTTAAATCTTTTTTTAATGTATATGTTAAGGATTGTAAACGTGCTTCTCTTTTTTCGTAATTTGTTAAAGACATATCATGTATCCATGACACATTTTCAATTATGTTTGATGTAATATAATTAATGATAAATTCACGATCGTGTTTTGCTGCCAGTTTTTCAAACGTATATCGATATTTTAATGAATCAAACGTTTTTAATGATACTCTTGCTTTGAAATTATATTTATAAGCGTCAAAGGTTTCATTTGAATAATGAAGTCTTAATGCATTGTATATCTGATAAGCTTGAATACCTGTCATGTTAAAATAATACTGCTGTATTAGATTTGATAATGTTTCGATGGATTGCTTCTGCTTCTAATTTTATTTTAAGTGGTCCATTAACAAGCTTTGCTATATCTGCTGGATCGATCATTAGTTTTTCACAAATATCACATACAGCTTCAGCGTATGTTAGTCTGTCTTTAAAAACAAGTTGGTCAACTTGACTTCGTAACTCTTCTCTTGTAATAGAGAGTTTTATTGTTGGTTCTTTTTTAGCCATTAAAATATTCTTAGTAAGATTGTTTCTTTATTAATTCTTCCATTAGGTGGTTTTCTATTTGTTTTTAGAGCATCAACTACTTTAAAGATTTGTTTTTCGGTTTTCTTTGTTACTACTGGTAATATATCATCAGGCTTACGAATTGTCAACTCATAACTGTTAGATTCATTAAAGTTTTGGAGTGTGGTTCCCTTTACACTAAAACCATCTTTTGAACTAGCTTCATAAACAATAAGTCTGCGATACTTTGTGTTAAATGCAATTAATTTTGTTGAGCCAGGTATTGACGAGGGAGCGATTGAACTTAAACCAAAATCATCGTCAGACACTTTATATTTCATCGCTTTAACTTGTGCATCAGCTGACTTTACTTTCTTTTTTCGAGGCTTCCGCGCTTTTGTATTTGCACCACGATACTTTTCAACTTGTGCTAACATTGTTTGAATTGCCTTTAATCGATTTTTAATACCAACTTTGGTTGTAAATGCCCACCCTTCAACATCAAATTCATTGTCTTTATCTAGAGCACATTGTAAGCTGTTTCCGATATGTTCTAACCATGTATGAACCTCTTTTAAGCCCTTTACGGGGATATCATTGGCCTTTAGGAGTTGAATTAGATTAATACCTTCAACTTTTACACTATCATTAGCCCAATTATTATCATCAATCATCGCCTCAAGATGGGCAATAATTTTCGCATTAACCTTATTAGAAAGCCTTTGAAGTGGAGAAATAATAATCTCTTTTACATTAGACACTTCTGCATTTAACTTGATCTCCGCTTGTATCTTTACATTATTAGATCTAATAACACTATCGATATTTTTTTTAAGATACAATAAATCATTATGTGGTTCATCATAGGCAAGGCCATGCTTAGTTTTTACATATTCCATCACATCTTTGCGTGTTGGAGCCATACCATTATTCATAGCACGAGCGAGCTTTAAGCATGTAATACTTACACAACATTCACCTTCTGATTTAATTGCTTTTATCTGCTGTTTTGTATATCCATTCGTTGGCATCCATTTAAGAAGATCATTAAAAAGATCTTTAGCTGAGCAATAGTAATTATAGAAGTTGAACATCCGAGAACGTTCATTCATAAATTTATCAATTGGCCACGATTCACATTTATCCCACGTTGGCTCTTCGCCTGTGTACTTGTGATCAATAGCCGATACTCTTCCGTAGCGATCAAATACTTTACCCATTGTTAAACCTTTCTACTTGATAAGCGGACAATCGCTCAAGTTCTTCATTAATATCTCTATCTACTGGTTCCACCAAAACATAACCATCGTTGGCAGGTGCAGATTGTTTTACCAACTTCTTATGTAGACGTCGGATTAATTTTTCTCGTGTTTTTAGTTGGTTTTCTGTCATATGTATGTGTATATATATTATACCTTGTTTCTATTGTTTTGTAAAGAGCTATTTGATAAAGTTAACGCTGAGGCTCATGTGACCTCGACAGCCCATATAAATTACTATGTTCTTATCACTATTTTCTAATCGTGCGCGTAGTTCTGTACACGGACCAAATTTGTGGCGTCTAATGACTACTTTGCCTAATTTGCGAAGCTCGCGGGATGCAATGAGGAAGTTGGTGACTATAAATTTATTATTCATATTGCTTGATATAATTATTTGAAAAATAGGTGCTTTCCAACCTTATTTGTGAGTGTCATGTCAGCTGCCCAATATGGTTCGTCGATATATTCTGCATAATAGTGATCAGCGCCTTTTGTGTAATTGGTCATCTCGGCGGTGTCGACAATCTTCATTGCCTCGTGCCAGCGTGGGTGATTTTGTGCTTTCGCGATATTCGTATCAACATCGTTTTCATTCCAACATGAGAATTGCCATGCTTGAAGGCAAACAGCCGACATTGATTTGTTTCGTTTCATTGATCTGTTATAGACCACTTCGTGCACCGACTCCATTGCACCTTCAGCGTATTCTCCTCCTGCTTCGAGGATCAGAGTAGATGCAACTACATCACGATCTGAATAAGAGAATGCAGTGCTGCTAAGAGCTATGAAGAGTGCNGTGTATAGTTTCATATTAAAATTTTACCCCCATGTTGGTGAGCTCTACTCTGAGCTGTTCGTCGCTGTGAGCAACTCGACCATTTATGAGTTCATACTCAACAGAGAAATCGCCGTCGCCACTAAGTGGTCTGTCAGCGGTTTTGAACGCGATTTGGTGCCGCATTGAACCATTGAAATCGCGATTGTCAGTCACGCTCTTCACACGATATGTGCCATCTTCAGCACGATATATCTCGTTAAGAGTCTCCCAATCCTCACAGACTGTGGCGTCTGCGCTCACAGTGGACTCTCCTCGAACAAACACCGAAGAGTATTCGTCAGAGTGTTCAATCATGCCGCGGATATCTTCGAGAGACTCAGGCGAGGAGAGAAGTGACTCATCAGTCACGACGTATGTGGAGCCACCTTTTGGCTTCCAGTGCTGAGGGCATTCGCCCTTGCCGTCCCAATCGTGAGCGGAGTAATTCTCCATATATTGAGTGTTGAGGACGAGCTTGACGCCGAGATAAGGAGTTGTATTTTTCATAGTTTTCATATATTAAATGCTGATGCCATTTTGAAGTTCAGCAGGAGACTCATACACGTATGATTCTTCTGCTTTCTTTTCTTCCTGCTCGCGGTCGTATTCGGCGCTGGCCTGAGCATAACACTCAGATGAAAGATGCTCCCACTCTGCAGTGGTTTTGTCTGACCAATAATCCCAACGAGGGCGAATT